CCCTGTTGAAGAAAACCCACAAACAGAAAGCGAGACAGCTGTGGAGAATACTCCAGAGACAGTTGCAGCACCAGTAGAGGCAGCAGCAGTTGAAGCTGCTCGTCCTACAGTTACAGCAATGTATTACACAAACCCACGCCTTAACCTAAATATCACAGCAGGCGAATACGCTAAGGCACAATTGAACGCATCACGCGGTGACGCAGATGCTCGCGAACTAGTAGCAGCTCTACAGGTTGCAACAGTTGCAGAAAATACAGGTATGGTTCCACCAACATATCTAAAGGATGTAATCGGTATCATTGATTCATCTCGTCCGTTTATTGATTCAATCGAGCGCGCTGCACTTCCACAAAGTGGGATGAAGATTTTTACTCCAAAATTGGGAACGCAAGCTTCTGTTGATTTGACAGCAGAAGGCGCAGAGTTTGCATCATCTGACACTACAGTAACCTTCCAAGAAGATACAGTGGTCAAGTTCGCCGGTGCCGGAAAATTGGATTTAGAGCTCGTTGATCGCAGCGATCCATCGTTCCTAGATTTGTATTTGCGCGAGTTGGCCGCAAGCTACGCACAGAAGACAGATGCTTATGCTTCTAAGATTGCAGCAGACGGATCAGCAGATTCATCTTCAACAACAATTTACAAGGCACTAGCTAAGTCAATTGCAGATTCATTTGGTGTAATGCGTCAGACACCTAACAACCTTTTGGTTGCTACTTCAGGTGGTAACGATGATGTTGATTTTGCTGGTCTTCTAGGCGCAGTTGATACAACAGGACGCCCTTTATACGCAGCAGCAGCACCTCAAAATGCTAACGGCTTAATTACACAGGGTTCGACAAACGGAACAGTCGCAGGATTGAACCTCGTAGTTGATCCAAATTACGCAGGCGGTACAGCAGGCATCAAGGTTGGTCTGGTTTATCCAACAATGGCAATGCGATTCCATGAATCCGGCACGCTGCAAATTCGCGCCAATGTCGTTGCAAATGGTCAGCTTGAAATCGGTATCTACGGATATGTTGCAGTAGTTAATCGCTACCCAACAGCTTTCCGCGCAGTACAGGTTGCATAAGTAACACACTAAGTCGCTCTGGGGAGTAGTAGCCCTCTACTCCCCAGAGTCTTTAGAAAGGAAAAAAATGGCTTTAACGACAGTCAGTGAATTACGCTCCGTACTTGGAGTCGGCACTCTCTATCCAGACGCCACTTTACAAGAAGTTTGTGACGCATCGGATGCAGTCCTACTTCCAATGTTATGGGCTCCAAAATGGTTTTCAGTTGCTCACAGTAATGTGGTTGGCACAGGCACTTTATATTTTAACGAGAACATTTTAGATACTTTTTATGCAGGTCAAAGCGTAACAATTGCTAACTCAGGTTCTTCATATAACGGCACTAAGACCATTACAGCAGTAGGCGATTACTCAATTAGTGTTGCAACGAGTCACACTGTTGCTCAGGCCTACCACCCAATTTTTCCTTACGGATCTGTATCTACCACCACTTACACAGACTGGACTACAGATACAGCAGTGCAGCAAGCAGCTCTTTCCATATCTGTTGAAATTTGGCAAGCGCGTACAGCCACACTTTCTGGCAGTAACGCTGTCGATTTCCAGCCAAGCCCTTACCGATTGAGCGCGCAGCTTCTCGCTAAGGTGCGAGGATTGATCGCACACGCTCTAGACCCACGCTCGATGGTGGGATAATGCCAGTTGCACTTACGACACTTAGAACGACACTCGCCACAGCTCTAGTCGATAACACAAGATGGCAGACTTTTGCGTTCCCACCAAGTGTAGTCCTTGCTAATTCAGTCATCGTAAGTCCAGATGCAGAATACATTACACCAAGTAACAATGCTCGAAACACGGTAAGCCCACTGGCTAACTTTAAGATTATTATTACGACACCTTTGTTTGATAACGAAGGTAATTTAAATGGGATAGAAGATTTTGTAGTTCGAGTGTTCAATCTCCTCGCTGCATCTTCTTTGACCTATAATGTAAGCGGAATAAGCGCACCTAGTATTCTCAATGCTGCTTCGGGAGACCTTCTCAGCTGCGAGATGACCGTATCAATCCTAACAAGTTGGAGCTAACATGTCACTAACATCAGAGGATTTGGCCTTCTTGAAGAAGATTGGTCAGACTCCAGAAGTATCAGCACCAAAGCCAGTAACTACCAAGAAGGATGAGGAATAATCAATGGCAATTTTCTTAAACAATAAGGTCGGATTTAAGATTGCTACAGTCAATCTTTCTGATCATGTAACTGCTTTCACACTTAACCGCGTAGTAGATGCTATCGAGGTAAGTGCGATGGGTGATACAGCACATAAATTTGTTGCTGGATTGGCAGCAGATTCAATTACAGTTTCATTCCTGAATGACACAGCAGCAGCGTCAGTTCTTCCAACACTACAAGCAGCCTTCGGATCTACAGTTGCTTTCCAAGCAATTCAGGATTCTTCAGCAGTAGTATCAGCAACGAATCTTCTATACAGTGGTACGATTTTTGTTGATAACCTAACAGACATTAACGGCGCAGTCGGAGATGAAGGAATGATTGATATTACATTTACATGTAACTCAAAGACTTCTTACGCTTCCACAGGCACTTGGTCATAAACTAACTAACTAACAAAGGGGCAAAACCAATGGCAAAACTAAAGATCACTCGTACAGATGGAAGCGTACTCGAAGGTGAAATCACGCCAGCCGTGGAATATCTTTTCGAGATCCATCACAAGATAGGTTTTCATCGTGCGTTTCGTGAGCAAGAAATGCAAGGAATGGTCTATTGGTTAGCTTGGGAAGTTACTCGCAGGTCAGGTGAAACTGTTAAACCTTATGGGATTGAGTTCATTGAGACATTAAAAAATGTCGAGGTGCTTGACTCAGACCCTTTAGCTTAAAGCGCGATCAACCATTCACCTATCTAATTGCTAGGCTAAGCATTAGATTGGGGATCGCGCCACAGCACTTATTGGAATTAGATAAGACCATGCTAGATGCTCTAGTTCAAGGTCTAAAGGATGAAGCAAAGGAGATCAAAGATGCCAGTCGCAGTAAAGGGCGTCATAGAACTCCGTAAGGCTCTTAATAAATTTGCTCCAGACTTGGCTAAAGAATTAACTAAAGAGATTACTACTTCTCTTAAAGTAATCCAGAAATCTGCTAGAGGTTTCGTACCTAGCTCTGCTCCTAATAATCTTTACAATTGGGATCGAGTTGCTTCGGGCGAACCTAAAGCCTTTAACAAATCTGGCAGACTGCGCCCTTTCCCGCGTTACGATGCTACAGCTATTAAGCGCGGCATTGTCTATCGCACAGGCTACGGCAAGCCTAACTCTAGAGGTTTTAGATCTCTGTTTCGTGTTCGCAATAATTCTGCTGCCGGTGCTATCTATGAAACTGCTGGTCGTGCAAATCCGAGCGGCGATCCTAAGAGCAAGTCTAATAATCCTACGGCAGGTGCTAGGTTCGTTCAGCAAGGGCCGCTTTATGGTCGCAAGCGTGATGGTCAAGATATGCGAGGCCGCGTAATTTTCCGTGCTTGGGAACAGGATGAAGGAAAACAAACAGTAGCAATTTTCAAGGCTATTGAGACTGCCAGAATTAACTTAAATAAGCGTTCAACAGTGACCAGCATGAGGGAGTCAGCATGAGCAACATTGTCATTGACATTGCCGCACAGTTCACTGGCAAGCCAGCCTTTAAGAAAGCCGACACAGCTGTATCGCAATTAAACAAAAGTACACAAAATCTAGGTAAGACCCTTACTCGCACATTCGGCACAGCGGCAGTTCTGGCTTTTGGTCGCGCTTCTGTCAAAGCCTTTGCAGAGGATGACAAAGCAGCAACATCATTAGGTCAAACACTAAAGAACCTAAACCTTGCCTACGGATCAAACATTGGCACTGTTAATGGCTTCATCAATCGACTTGAAGCACAAACAGGCGTTCTCGATGATGAGCTTCGCCCAGCTATGGATCGGTTGCTTCGAGCAACATCGTCAGTTACTAAAGCGCAGGAATTACTAGGTCTTTCATTAGACATCGCAGCAGGTACAGGCAAGTCAGTCACGCAAGTTTCTCAGAGCTTGCAAAAGGCTTTCTTAGGTCAAACACAGGCACTTGGTCGTTTAGGTGTAGGACTTACAAAGGCAGAACTTTCATCTTCATCTTTTGAGGAGATCCAGCAACGCCTGACTGTACTATTTGCAGGACAGGCCACGGCAGCAGCAGAAACTTTTGCAGGTCAATTAGACAAGCTGACCATTGCTGCTAATAACGCAAAAGAGACTATTGGTAAAGGTTTATTTGACGCCATTTCAGCCTTGTCAGGCGGCAGCTTTAGCAACGGTGTTAATAATATTGACAAGTTAGCTACAGGCATTGCAGATACTTTAAGAAATGTCGGTCTTCTAATCGGAAAGTTAGAGCAGTTTAAGCCTGTCCTTATTGCAGTAGGCATTGCAGCGGCAGCAGCTTTCTTGCCTGTCACTACTGCTATTGCAGGAATACTTTTCTTACTTGGAGATCTTAATAAGCAATTAGATAGGCAATCTTTTGCTAAGGGTGTAATACCTAAGGGGATGGGCAACATCTCGATGACAGTTTCAGGACAGGTAGATAACACTGTTCTAAAGAATCAAAAGGGAGTTACAAAGCTCACAAAAGAGCAGTTAGCAGCACAAAAGGAAATCTTAAAAAATAAGAAACTATCGGCTGCTATTGACAAGGCCAACCTTTTGCTTGGCAAGGGTGAGAGTGTCTTTGACTTGGATAAGATCCAACTCAATGCAGCTCTTATTAACCAAGCACAATTGCTTGGCAAGGTAACTGACGCAGCACAGATTTTGCAAATTGCCAACGATACTGCTCGCCTTAATGTCAAGCGTTCTATCCTTGCTTTAGAAGATGCTATTGCTTCTAAAGATGAAGCAGCGATTATTGCAGCAACTAAGAAGTTAAATGCAGATCTTGGCGTCCTTAATGCTCTTACTGGCCAGAACACTCAGATGTCAGCAATTAAATCTATTCTAGATGGATTAAAATCTAAAGATTTAATTAACCAAGATAACTTAGATGAATCTTTACGCAAGATTAGAGAAATGCTTGACCTTCTATCAAAATTTAAGATACCTACAATTATCCCACCAGCAGGCAATCCACCAGCAGGCGGTGGTGGCGGTGGTGGCGGATTTATTCAGACACCAAACGGAATTCGCCCGATTGATCCTGCTCGTTCTATAGAAGAAATTAACAAAGCCAACGAAGATCTTGGCGGAGTTATCTCAGTTATCGGAGAAAACGGTAAAGAGTTTATTAAACTTATAGATGGACTTGCTCCAGTATTTCAAACATTAGAAGATTCAGGCGCATTTAATGCCCTTGTAAATTCTTTTGCAGGCGGTACAATTGGTTCATTCGATGCAGGATCATTCCGTGCAGCAGAAGGCGGATCAATCTTTAATTCAGGCGCAGTGGGTTCACGCGACAGAGACTTTAACATCACTGTAAATACAGGCATAGGTGATCCTAACGCTATTGCAGAAGCTGTTAATCAAGTGATCCAAGATGCAGTAGATCGCGGCACTCTGCGAGCTGGGGCGTTTTAATGACATGGCTTCCAGAATGGCGAGTTACAGTAGGCGATGATGTTTATACGACTGTCACTTCTGTTTCTTTTGCCTCTGGTCGCTTGGACATTGATCGCCAAGCAACAGCAGGTTACTGCCAAGTACAGATAATAAATACAGATAACACAGAATTCACTATCAATGTTACAGAGCCAGTTACCCTAGAACTTAAAAATAGCTCTGGCACATATGTAACTGTATTCGGTGGCGAGGTATCAGACTTTAACATCGGAGTGCGTAGCCCTGAAGAATCAGGCTATGTAACGACTGGCACGATCTTAGGCATTGGCTCTCTGGCTAAACTAACAAAGGCTGTCTATAACACAGCACTTGCAGAAGCATTAGATGGGACACAAATATCAGAGATCTTAGGACAAGCCCTTAACATTACATGGGCAGAAATCACACCCACAGTGACATGGGCAACCTATCCGGCAGATGTCACATGGGCTAATGCAGAGTCTTACATTGGTGAAGTGGACTCAGGCTTCTACACAATGATTGCCCTTGCAGCTAGTGCCTCTGCTAAGTCTCAGACCCTTGTCGATCAGATTGCCAGTAGCGCACTTGGACAGATCTACGAGGAAAAGGATGGAGATGTCTCTTATGCAGATGCAGACCACAGATCTAACCTGCTCTCAACGAATGGCTATACTTTCCTTGATGGCGCATATGCAACACCAAGTTCTATCACATCCACAACTCAGATTGCTCGCATCCGTAACAGCCTTATTTATCGCTATGCCACAGGATACGCTTCAACCTACAGCACCTCTGATCCAGACTCCATAGCCTCTTATGGGCTCTTTGAGCGTTCATTTGACTCTAACATTAAGAACCTTGCGGACATTACCGACATTGCCAACAGAGAACTTAATCTAAGGCGTGTGCCTAAGGGCTCACTAGGAGCAATCACCTTTCGCTTAGATAATCCAAACATGAGCAGTGCGATGCTTGACAGTCTTATCGGAGTGTATTTTGGTCAGCCTATGCTTATCAGCAATCTTCCCAGCAATTTGCTTGGTGGCACTTTCGATGGCTTTGTAGAGAATGTAGCCCTTAGAGCTACACCGACTTATGTAGATCTAACTCTTTACATTTCAGCCACAGAGTTTTCATTATCTACGACACAATGGGACACAGTTTTGCCTAGCACAATAGACTGGGCAACCACAAATGCTACACTTATCTGGAACAACGCGACAGGAGTACTATCTTAAATGGCAACAAGTCCGATTTATTCATGGCCAGAACCCGATAACACGGATTTGGTAAAAAATGGCGCGTTAGCGATTCGAACACTAGGCAATGCCATCGACACCACAATGGGCACAATGACCCCCAAGAGCACCTTTACTGCTAAGGGATCTATTGCTGCTGCTACAGCTGCTTCGACTCCTGCCAATGTTACTGTTGGCGCAAACGGAACTGTTCTTACAGCTGACTCAACCGCTGCAACTGGTGTGGCTTGGGCAACACCAGCAAGTGGTGGTGGTATGACTTTAATTAGCACCACGACTTTGACAGGTGCTTCAATTAGTATTACCTCAATTCCTTCAACATACACAGATCTGTACTTAATTATGAAAAATGTGTATAACGCAACCGCTGGTGGCAATATAGATTTGCAATTTAATAGCGATACTGGAAGTAATTACAGTTACAGTTTCACAAGATACAGAGATTCTACTGTTGGCGTTGGTTTTAATCAAGGATTTACTTCAATCAAAGGTGTATTAGAAACAGACTCAAGCGGTAATGCCGATAAACTTGGAAACTGTGAAATAGTTATTCCGAGATACGCAAATACAGACACCACACCAGTGTATATCAGGAGCTATGGTTCGAACGCTACCCAAACAGTATCGCATCAAACTGTTGCATCATACAATAATTCAGCTGCAATAAGTTCAATCCAAATGACACCATCATCGAATTTTAGCGGTGGCACTGCATACCTTTACGGAGTTAAATAATGACCAGACCAATGATCAGAATTCATAATGTTGAAAAAAATGAGATAATTGACAGAGAAATGAACGATGCGGAATTAACTCAATGGGAAACTCATAAGGCAGCATCGGAAGCTGAGGCAAAAGCTGCAACGGCTAACATTGTTGCTAAGGCTGCACTTCTCGAGCGACTAGGCATTACAGCAGACGAAGCAGCTCTTTTACTGGGATGAAACCTAAGTTAAGTCACGCAGCGATTCAGTTACGAGATCAGATAAATGATACCTTCCCAGAGCGTGATCGTGCGTCTGACGGTTGGATCGCCGATGTACGGCACATGCGTTCTGGGAAGTCTTCTGATCATATCCCTGACAAGGGCTGGGTTCGTGCCATCGACATTGACGCTGATCTATCGGGAAAGTCAAAACCAGAAATCATGCCCGATCTTGCAGATGAGATTCGAGCCTTTGCAAAGCATGATGGAAAAAAACGGATTGCCTATGTCATCTTTAACGGAAGGATTGCTTCTCCGATTCTCGGATGGAAATGGCGAAAATACACAGGGGCTAACAAACACATCAAGCACATTCATATCAGCTTTACAAAAAAGGCTGACGAAGATAGTGCTTTTTTTCAGATACCTATGTTAGGCGGAGACAATGAGAGAACTAAAGAAAATGTCAGGATCTTGGGTAAGAGCCTTCCTTGCGGCTGTAATCACTCTTGCGGCATCGGGAGTGACTGATCCTAAAGCTCTAGTTTATGCAGGTGTGGCCTCGATTTTGCCGCCTGTCTTGCGCTGGCTTAACCCTAAAGACGATTCTTACGGAATGGTCGAGTAGTGACTCAACAGGACTTCTTTACTCTTTACATAGCAACCATCGGCATCATCGGTGGTCTTTCAGGTTATGTTATTACTCATCTGTTATCTGAAATCAAGCGATTAAATTCGCGTGTCGATGAGATCTATAACATACTTCTAGAGCGATAATTTTGCTATGGCAAGAAAAGCAACTAAGGCATTAGAGGAGCAAGGCTACTCAAAACTAGATGCTTACTGCATTGGGCTTTATGAGTATTTTAGTTCACTAAAGCGAGCAGGCTTTAAGGAAGATATTGCTATGTTTATGATCACTGAACCACAAGCCTATCCGCATTGGATCTTGCCTGACGGTGTACCTCCGGAGAAGCTAGGCGATTACGAAGATGAGGATGATGATTAAAAAACGCTATCTGGTCATCTCGGATCTACAGATCCCCTATCACCATGAGGCAGCAGTTAAGAATCTAATCAAGTTAGTAAAGCGTGAGAAGTTCGACCTTGTATTAAACACAGGCGATGAGCTGGATATGCAATCGCAATCCAAGTGGGCTAAAGGTACGCACCTAGAATACGAGGGGCAACTCGATGCAGATAGAAGTCTGGCTCAAAACATTCTCTGGGATCTGGGAACCACCGACATCACTCGATCCAACCACACCGATCGTCTTTACCACACTCTCGTTAGAGGGGCTCCTAGCCTCATCGGACTTCCAGAACTCGACTACTGCAACTTTATGGGCTTCAATGACTTGGGGATTCGTTTCCACAAAAAGCCCTATGAATTCCACAGAGGGTGGGTTTTAGTCCACGGAGACGAAGGATCAATGAACTCTAATGCTGGACTAACAGCTCTCGGTCTGGCAAAGAAGTTCGGCAAATCTGTCGTTTGTGGACACACCCATAGAGCAGGTATTAGTGCCTTCACAGAGGGCATAGGAGCCTCATACAGGACTTTATGGGGGTTAGAAGCTGGGAATGTCATGGACAAGAAAAAAGCCTCTTATTTAAAGGCTGGCAGTGCTAATTGGCAGATGAGCGTAGCAGTCATTGAGACGCATGGAGATCGCGTTTCTCCTATGCTTGTACCTATAAATAAGGATGGATCATTTACCCTTTATGGACGACTTTACGCCTGATATAAAACACAGCTTAGATGACGCCGTAGACATCGGAGAATCGTTATCATTTCGTTATCTAAATGTGCTTGACCCTGTCATACCAGCATGAGATTCTAATTCTGTAAGCGATCGAGGGCATCGCTACAGATAGGTACAAAAATGAAGATCACAGCAAAAGACTTTGATGCACTTACAGATACAGCAATGGGCTGGAAGGGCAATGATTGGGAAGTACAGGCAGATCGCTTTTTAGATAAGGTTTCTTTCGATTGGGCTGTCTGCTACTGGGTCGATTCAGCAGCTAGTCTGATCCTAGCTCGCACATATCTCGAAGATAATGACCATGCGTTCGAAGAATCATACGATGACAATATGGAGTCTTACATCCTTTTGACTAACTTCGATATGTACGAGATGGCGGTTGCATAATGGCTACTATTGAGATTTATGGCGCACCTACAGTCGAAAGATACTATTGCCTATATTGCAGCTTTGACATGACTGAGACTATGGTTTGTGTAGACTGCAATGAGTACAAGAGCGCGGTTACATTAGAAGAATTTATAGAATTTAATGGACATTATCCGAAACTAAGGGCGGTAACGTAATGATTAACTCAATCACAATTATAGGCATCATAGGGCTATTTCTAGCTACTAACTTTATCTGGTACTGGCAAGGCTTTAAGGATGGCAGACGCGAAGGTTATGTCCGTGGTCGCGATCTGAGCCGACAAGGATTCTGGCAGGAATGAAATACCAAGAGATTCTACAGAGTGCTACTGACATCGTGCAGGATCGTGGTCTAAATGATTACGGACACCCTGCCGATAACATGCAACACGCCGCAATGCTTATCTCAGCATATTTGCAAATGCCAGTCATGGACTATCAAGTCTGTGCCATCCTTGCACTTGTCAAACTTGCCAGAGCAACAACAGGAAATCCAGACAAAGCCGATAACTACATCGATGGAGCAGCTTACATTGCTTTGATGGGTCAGTTAGCTACAGAGGAGAATGAACTCTATGTTTAATCTGGACGAATACACCACAGTTAGAGAAAGAATTATCGAGTTCTGGAAAAGGTACCCCAATGGACGGATTGAGACTGAAATACTTGAATGGTCTGATAAGCGTTTTATCGTTGCTGCACGGCTTTATCGTGATGTGGAAGATACAAAGCCATTCTCCACTGGCCTTGCGCATGAGGTTATTACAGACAAGGGTGTCAATAAAGATTTTGCTTTGGAAAACGGAGCGACTTCGTCAATTGGTATCGCTTGCAGTAATGCGAATATCGGGATAGATAAACACAAGCCTTCGCGTGAGGAGATGCAAAAGGTTATCGCTACAAAAGTAGCAAAGCCAGCTGTACAACATCTTGTACCAGATCAGCAGGACTATTGGACCACTCCAGTCAATCAATACATGAAAGTAGTAGATGCTCCACAAACTTTCGAAAAAGCAATAGAGAATGTAGCTGCAATTATAGGTGCAGGTGAAGCACAAGAAGGGCCAAGTTGCAAGCATGGACACATGCGATGGCGTGATGGTGAGAAGAATGGACGAGCATGGGGTGGGTATCAATGCGCCCACATGAACACTGGTGGAATTAAGTCAGACTGTCCACCGGTTTGGTATCAAATGGGTAGTGATGGAAAATGGCATCCACAGAAAGCAAAGGTGTAACATGGGCTATGTAGAAGTGTATAACATAGATAAAGATGGTGAATGGACCGATCTAAATGACATTCCATTCATTACTACGGTTAATTGCCAGCTATGCAATGAGCCAACAGAGGCACATGACATCATTGTCACAGCTCGCATTGTTGATGGTGAAGTCGTAGCAGGTACTTGGCAGTGTAGGAAATGCAACACTGTTAATGGCTAGTCAAGCAAGAAAGCACAGAGGTTTTCGCACAGAGCGCGTAGTAGCTGAGTACCTATCGACTTGGTGGCATGGCGCATGTGTGGGAAGGGGTAGTGGCAAGGATATTGTTAATGTACCGTTTGATGTTGAAGTCAAAGCCCGCGCTGGATTTCAACCACTTGCGTACTTAAAGCAATTAAAGGCTCGGACATCCACTTCGGGGGAATTGGGATTCGGAGTCATACGGCTTAATGGACAGGGAGAATGTGCAGCGGAATATGCCTGCATTATCCGATTAGCTGATCTCTTGCCACTACTCATATTAAAATACGGTCACTTAGACAAAGAACCCACAGAAGCAGACATAGACCGATGCTCTGGATGTGGGTCATACATGATCAGGAGATGCTTAACTTGCCAACCTACGATTACAAATGCGCCCGATGCAATCTTAGTCAAGAAGTCCAACACGGATGGAACAATCGACCAATGATCTTATGCGCCTATTGTAATGAACCTATGGTAAAGGCAATCAGTTCATCTGCTATTCACTTTAAGGGCAAGGGCTTCTATTCAACGGATAAATAGTTATCCACAGAAGTTATGCACAGGAGGTAAATCATGGCAACACGCCCAAGATTAAGCGTGGTATTTGACAGCATCAGTATGCTAATTAGGCAGAGCCCATCAGGGGCTCAACACGCGCCGCTTAGGCGGATAGCGCGTGGGGTGCCAATAGCATTAGTGGGATCTCTATGCTTTATGCCAAATGCAGGTTCTACAAATCTAGAAGATATATCTATGACACCTAAACAATATGCTTATTACTCATTGAATGATATTAAACAATATAAATGTATTGCATCCTTATATGGTAAAGAATCAGCTTGGAACCCTAAGGCCACCAATGGCTCACATGCAGGTATTCCACAAGGTAGAAGTAAGTGGCTCTTAACAGCTACTCCCATCCAACAAACGGAGTGGGGCTTGCGCTATATTAAGCACAGGTATTTAACACCTTGTAATGCATGGGCTCATTGGAAGGCTAAGGGATGGCATTAGACAAGCTCAACAGTAGACGGTACAGGGCGCACAAAGAGCGCGTGTTTAATAGAGATGGTCGCACATGCCGGTACTGTGGCAATGATGAGAACCTACAAATAGATCACATAATCAGTCGCAAGTCCGGTGGCACACACGATTTAGATAATTTGCAAGTCCTGTGTCGCGATTGCAACCTACGCAAATCATCAAAAGAAGAAGGGGTTTTTTTAGCACAAACGGCTAC